GCCACCGCGGAATATTTGATGTGGAAGTACGGCGTTCGGCCGTCATCACCCTTGATCTTGCTCCACGTATAATCGAGATAGTTCGTGCTGTCAGCAACGACAGTGTCAGATCTTACTCCAATATAGACCGCCCCTTCAAAATAGGTAGTGGAGAATCCAGTTCTTCCGTCAGCTGATGTCGCATAAGCGAAATGTACATAGGCCGAAGAACCGTCTGTTCCGTCCGTACCATTGATGCCGTCTGTTCCATCCGTACCAACCCACTTTGTCCATGTGTAGGACGATGCTGTGGTAGGATCTGCGGAATTTGTGTCCACACAAATCCCTATGAACTCTGAAGGAGTTTCGGTCATCTGAGCATTCGTCGGATTAGCCACAGCGGAATACTTGATATGAACATAGTTCGATGTTCCATCCCGCCCGTTTGTTCCATTGGTTCCATTGGTGCCATTCGTACCATTTATGCCCTGCCTTGCCACAGAGTATGATGTCGTTGAAGTACCGTCGCTGTAATTGACAATCGTCCTTGTCCAGAGGTAATTACCGCCGGCTACGGAAGGTATGTTAGAACTCCATGTCCCTGTCGGAGCAGTTGTGGCACTCGTGCCTGACTGATATCTGACAGTCGTTGAGGTTATCGTGACCGATGTACCATCGTCGCCCTTCATCTTGCTCCATGTGTAGTCGGAGTAGACCGTAGAATCGGCCTGCGTCGCGTCAGATCTGACGCCGATGTAAGTAGCTCCGTTGAAAGGTGTCACGCTGAAATTGTTCTGCCCATTCGCCGATGTGGAATAAGCAAAATGCACGTAAGCAGATGTTCCATTCGTGCCGTCTGCTCCGGCCGGGCCCTGTATCTGACCAACGTTCGTCCATGCGTTTGAAGCCCAGACATAAAGGTCTCCGGATACGATGTAGGCATCGCCTGTAGATCCTGTAGGATGAGCTGACTGCAGCTGAGCAATCGTGTCATAGCTTCCGAGGATTGTGACGGATGTGCCATCTGCCCCGTCTTTTCCATCCTTGCCTTTAATCAACGACCATGCATAGTCGGAATAGACCGTCGAATCTGCGACAGTCGTATCCGTCAGAACGCCGAGGTACTTGGCTCCTTCAAAAGGTGTAACACTGAAATCTGTCCGTCCGTCAGCTGAATTTGCGTACGCGAAATGTACATAAGTGCTGACACCATCCTGCCCGTCTGCTCCGTCCTGACCGTTTGTGCCGGGAATTCCGTCTGCTCCGTCATCACCCTTGAACTTTGTCCATGTATAGGAACTCGCTGTTGTCGGGTCTGTAGGATTCGTATCGGTACAGATGCCGATGTACATATCCGGAGTTTCTGTCATGTCGATGTCAGCCGGATCCGCGACAGGAGAGTATTTGATGTGGACATAATTGGAAATTCCATTTGTGCCATCCCTGCCATTTACACCGTTCGTGCCGTCAGTTCCATCTATTCCCTGACGTGATACCGAGTACGATGTGGTTGTCGTATTGTCACTGTATGTCACGATAGTGCGTGTCCAGAGAAACCGACCATTGGCACTGACGATGCTGTTGCTCCATGTTCCCGTAGGTGCTGATGTGGCACTGTCGCCGGCCTGATACATGACAGATGTCGAAGTGATAGTGACCGATGTTCCCGGAATACCGTCCGCACCGTCTTGTCCCTGTAGTCCCTGCAATCCTGCGATTCCCTGCTTCACCTTGACGATGGTCAGAGTCATCGATGATGTGAGTCCCCGATATGTCGCTTCGAAAAGAACGCTCCCGGAATCTTCCGTCAAGGATGTGACAGTGTAATGATGCGTATTGGAATTGTATGTTCCATCGCAGCCCGTTTCCGTGATGTTGATCACTGCAAGATCTGTTACATCACTTGCACCGTACATGACCGTTACATCTGTCTCGCATCCTCTGAGGGATGCGTACACTCCGTCCGGATCGGTAGGCACTGCCTGATAGGAATTGGAGAGCGAGATGACAACCTGGCACGCCGCCTCTACGGCTGTCCCGGCTATGTAGTCACCCAGCTCCATGGTCTCTCCGTTCTCGTCGACGTAGGCCGCGGATGACAAATGGAAGTCACCCGTGTCGAGATTCCAGTAGTTCCGACCACGACGGTCACTGATGAGTCCGAAGATACCAGCGTTGGCATTGATGCCGGCTGCCGTAATAGCGGTAGTCCAGTCCCAGTCAGAACCATCTTCAAGCATTTCCTTCGCGATTTCGATGCCCTGTGTGCCGATGGCCAGAGCTCCGTATGTGTCAGATTCCTCGTCCGTATCCTCGAAAAGGATCGCACGAACATCCTGCTTCTGCGCTACTGATTTCTGAAAGCGCAGCTGTGTTTCCATGCCGTTGAGGATCCCTTTAACATACTCCGCCATGACCGTTCCATCGTCACGGAAGGAGCCGGAGACACGATTAATAAAACCGCGGGTTTCCTTGAACATGTTGTATTCTGCAGATCCGAGGGTGACGCTAACGACCTTGTTCGTGATGCAGTCATATTCGATATGTATTGCTCTCGCCTCGGTCGTTATCCCAAGCTTCGTGTGGGATACATGGACCGTATCACCAAGTGCTATGTTCTCGAGACTCTGGAAGTCTTTGTACTCATCGGTAAGGCTCAATGCTATGAGATCTACAGTGAGCGAGACCTCCGGCTTGTCGGCGCCGGCAAGGAACATGTTCTCAGCCTGTTCCATCAGGGCTGCGTTCATCTCAGCCTGTGTCGTGCAAACGATCTCGCCTTCTTCACCTGTCGCATCTTCAGCAAATCTGACCTTTTCGAACGCGACCTCTTTGTAGTAGATGATCTCATAATGGTTGATGTACGGTGAATCCACCCAGGGCGTTTCTCCGCTAATCATATGGCCGTTGAAAGACAGAGGAACAATCCTCGTCGCAACATTGGACATGTCCAGCTTATAAGTTATGCCTCGCAGGTTCTTCCGATACCGCACTTCTACGCCGTGGTCAGCCCCCACCTTGTTATTGATGATCACCCGGTTGTTGTCATAGATGATCTCGCCTCCCCACCGTCCTATGAACGTCGGAGAAGCATCTCCATTGATCGCATCCATGAGATTCCTCCGGATGAAGTAAGCCGTGGATGCCGTAGTGATATTCGAACTGGCTGTGTATACCGAGCCGTTCGTCATAAGATTCAACGCTTCCTGCCCAGTGCAGCCCGTAGGCCTGATATCAAGAAGGAAGCAGTCCTTTGCTGAGTCAAAAAAAATGGGGACGGCCGTGACCGTTACCCCATTATCACTCTTATCATAAAGCCGTATCCTGAATCGCTGCCGGCTTCCCACGAAGGTATCAGCAACGATTACAGCCTCTCTCTCGATATGCTTCCATCTTCCCTCATCATCAAGGGGATGCCGCATCGAAAGTGTCCACGAACCATTAAGGTCCGCAGTAAGTTTGCATTCTGCCGGAACAAGAACAGCATCACCATTCCAGCTGAACTGCTCGTTCCCTGCATCGTAAATCTGAATCAAGCCAAATACCTCCATCTCGGAATCACTGTGAGCGTGAATCCATTAGTGATCGTGACCGTGTTCTCACCTTCCCGGAGCCACAGGTCTTCGTAATCACCGGATACCGACGTATTCATCAGTGTCCCATCTGTCCTGTAAGCAAGCATAAGTTCCGTATCAATCGTCAAATTCTGGCCGACATTAGCGACCATCGAGACATCATTGACGCTCAGTTCGCACTCTCCCTCGCCGACGATCTTATATATCGGCTTGCAGAAATCATACTGATTGACTACCCGTGTTCCGTTGAAGCTCTGCTCCTTCATTCCATCAGCAAGGTATGTACCCGGCCAAACGGTGAACATACAGGTGAAATCACCAACAACATCCTCATCACGGACTATATCCAGGATGTCAACTTTTTTGACCCGGTATAAAAGGTCTGGAGCATCCGTGAAGGATATGTGCTCCGCGTTCCTGAGCCATTTACAATGATCACGGAAGACCGACTCATAATCTTCCACCTGTTTGGCAATGAACTCAAAATGGAGCGTTATCGTCCAGTCGGGGTAAGTGCCCGTATGAACAACAAGACTTCCCTCCCGGCCGGGGATTGTCTCATAATTGACTTCCTCTCCCGGAAAGTTGTTTTCCGGGAAAGCTGTCATGAGAAGTCCTCTATCCAGTGAAGATCCATCTTCCGTGTACAAAGCATATTTGTTTGTCATGAATTAAATCCTCCCTTTCGCCCAGTCTTCGGCCTGCTGTCTTGCATTGAGCTCCTTAATCGTTGTCGTTGTTGCCTTTTTGTAGAGCGGTTCTCCGTCTACATTAATGGTCTGATACAGTGTAATCGGCTGATCTCCGTCATCGTCATTATTATCCGTTGGCTTCGGAAGAGCGAGCGAATTATATCCAGCTGCAGTCTCCTGTTTCAGCGTGATTCCGGCAGTCTGTGCAGATACCGTTGCTGTCATGTGGTCTGACAGTTCTTCCATCTGCTTATCTACGTCAGCCAGCATATCAGGCATAGCGTCTTCCATACCAAGCGTGACACCCGGAGGAATGAAGCGTCCGACCTCTCTCCTCATTCTCTTGGAAGGAGATGCGATACCGAGAGCCGCCTCAGCTCCGTCTATAATGCCAGAGAAGAACCCCCAGACCTGGTCGGTGAACCACCCGATCATGCCTTCGATTCCGTCCCACAGACCCATGACGATGTTGTAGCCGATGTCCGCCATCTGTGACGGCAGTTCGCTCAGTGTGTCGTAGATAGCCGAGAATATATCGGATGCCGCCTGCTGTGCCGTGTCGAGCATATCACTGCCCCACTGCACCAGATTGTCCCAAGTCTCACTCAGGAAATCTCCAACTCGGCCTGGAAGTTCTTGGAAGAACTCGCAGATAGCCTCGATGATCTCGGATGCCGCCTCACGCGCACTCTCGAGCGTTTCACTACCCCACTGCACGAAGTTCTCATATGTGGTAGTCAGGAAGTCCCAGATTTTTCCGGGTAATTCCTGGAAGAACTCGCATATTGCATCTATTATTTCGCCCGCAGCTTCACGGGCACTTTCGAGCATGTTACTGCCCCATTCTACGAATTTGTCCCAAGTCTCAACGAGGAAGTCCCAGATTTTGCCGGGGAGCTCGTGGAAGAATTCGCAGATAGCCTCGATCATCTGGGGTACGTTCTCGCCGATCCATGCGATTACATCCTGCCCCCAGCTAATCAGCGTACCGATGACATAGCCGATCGCATAGCCGATCTTGTAGGGCAGTTCTTGGAAGAACGTGACGATAGCTTCTATGATGAGCGGTACGTTCTCGCTTACCCACGCACCTGCAGATGCGGCCCATGTTCCGAGCTGTGTGATGATGCCGTTGAAGAATCCTAAGACCTTTCCGGGCAGTTCAGAGAGCCACTGGCCAGCTGCGGTGAAGACCGACGTGATTGCCGGCCATGCCGTACCTGTCCACCATTGCGGGATCGTTTCCGTGAAGAAAATCTTCACTGCATCCCAGTTACATATTACCGCTATGATCGCGGCGATTGCGGCGGCGATCGCTATAAGCGGACCTACGCCGATGGCGGCAACAACTCCTCCGAGCCCGGTGACAATGGTCGTTCCGAGAGAGGCGATTCCTGTGGCCGCCGCCGTAGCAGCTCCCGAAAGACCGGAACCGATGGACGCCAACAAGCCTCCGGAACCGAACAGCCCGCCGATCTTGGCTACGATAGCTCCAATCTTCGGGAATTCGAGAGCAAGGACTTCGGTAAGTGTTCCTGCGCCTCCAGCCCACAGCTGATATGCCTCGTTCGCTTTTGTCGCGAACGAGATCGTGTTGCCGACCAGTCCGCTCATGCCCTTCGTGATGGACGAGAACGTGCCTGTAATGGTCTTCAGCGCCTTAAAGGCTACGAATGCTTCAACGACCTTTGCGACGGCTGCTCCGAGCTTTCTTGCGGTCTCAGGATCCATCTGGCCAAATGCTTCGAAGATCTTCTTAACCGCTTC